AAATCCTGAAAGAGATGGTCACAGTTTAAAAGCCTGGGGATTTAAACTTAACTATCACAAAGGATTGATGGAGGAAGCAGACTTTACTGAATACTCTGAAAAGATGATGGAGTATTGTATCAATGATGTAGAACTAAATGCATTAGTATTTAATACAGTATTGAATGAGCTTGATGGTTTTGATGGAAGATGTATAAAGATTGAACATGAAGTTGCAGACATCTTAAAGAAACAAGAAAACCACGGGTTCTTATTTGATGTAGCAAAAGCAGATAGACTTCTTGCTACATTAAGAGAAAGTAAAGCAAATATAGAATGTGAAGTACAGAAAGTATTCTTACCTAAAAAGGTAAAGATAAAAACAGTTGTACCTAAATTCAAAAAAGATGGTACTTTATCAAAACAAGGCTTGACAGAAGACGAGTTTTCATGTTTAGTTCAAAGACCTAAAAATAATATACTTGCATTTGACAGGTTTAAAATACAAGAATTTAATTTAGGATCAAGAAAACAAATAGGTGAGTATCTCCAAGAGTTTGGATGGAAGCCTAAAAAGTTTACTCCAACAGGTCAGCCTATAGTTGATGAAGGTACTTTAAAAACTGTAGAAGATATACCTCAAGCAAAACTTATAGCAGACTTTTTAATGCTACAAAAAAGAATAGCACAGGTAGAATCATGGTTTAAGTATCTAGGCAAAGATGACAGAGTTCATGCATTTGTAATACATAATGGTGCAGTGACATCTAGAATGTCTCATGTTAAACCAAACCTGGCTCAGATACCTGCGTCTTATAGTCCGTATGGAAAAGAATGTAGGTCGTGCTGGATAGTACCAGAGGGATATAAATTAGTAGGGATAGATGCTAGCGGATTAGAATTAAGAATGTTAGCTCACTATATGAATGATGAGGAGTACACTAATGAAATCATTAACGGAGATATACACACCAATAATCAGAGACTTGCGGGACTTGAATCAAGAGATCAGAGTAAGAAGTTTATCTATACATTCCTCTACGGCGGGGGAGATCTCAAAATTGCTCAGGTGGTCGGAGGAAATAGAAGGGCTGGCAAAGAACTTAGAGGACGTTTCCTGCGTAATCTACCATCACTCGCTAAACTTAAAGAAAGAGTTGAAAGAGCTTCAGCAAAAAGATACTTAAAAGGTTTAGACGGTAGAAGGATTACAATTAGATCTGAACACGCAGCACTAAATACATTGCTGCAAAGTGCAGGAGCTATTGTAATGAAACAAGCATTAATTAATTTAAACAATAAAATAAAAGAAAATAACTTGGATGCAAACTTTGTAGCAAACGTACACGATGAATGGCAGATTGAAGTTGCAGAAGGAGAAGCTGAAACATTAGGTAAGTTAGGAGTCGAAAGCATTAAACAAGCAGGGTTAGATTTTAATCTACGCTGCCCTCTAGATGGAGAGTATAATGTCGGAGAAAACTGGTCAGAAACCCACTAGCCCTAGTAGAATAGGAGACTTAGCAGAGCACTATGCTATAACATATCTGTGGGATAAAGGTTATCATGTCTTTAAGAATTGTGGCTGTACAGGCCCCATAGATATTATAGCTATAGATAGTGAGGGGAAAATAAAACTAATTGATGTTAAGTCTTACAAGGACGGTAGGTTGTCTTCCAGATCTCAACTGCAAAAACAATTAGGCGTTGAGTATTTGCATTATAATTCTAAAACAAGAAAACTAAGATTCATAAATCACAGGATAAACAATGAGTGAATATAAATCAGAAGCTGGTCATTGGTATGATAGAGAGGGTAATCCTCAATACACTATTGTAGGAGCTAATGGTAAAGAAAGGAACACTACTTTACGAGATGCCAGGAAAGAAGGATTTGTACCTTCAGTAACTACTATTATAGATCTGTTAGCTAAACCATCATTAGAAAACTGGAAGATTGATAGAGCACTAGAAGCAGCTATTCAATTAGATAGGCAAGATGATGAAGCAGATAAAGATTATATTAATAGATGCAAAGTAGCCTCTAAAGAAATAGGAGTAGATGCTGCAAGAGAAGGTACAAAGATACACGCTATTATAGAAAAAGGTTTCTTAGGGTATGAAGATAGTAAAATATATAACGATATAAAGTATTTATTAGATGAACACTTTCCTGGTGAGCAGTGGATAGCAGAAGCATCCTTTGCATCTAAGATGGGATACGGAGGTAAAATAGATTTATATTCTAAGTCAGGAGTATTTGTAGATTTTAAAACTAAAGATAACTTAGAAGGTAAAGACATATCTAAAATGGTGTACGACTCATATGGTATGCAGTTATCAGCATATGCACAAGGTTGTGAGTTTGTCAGAGCAGAAAGAGTATCTTTGTTTGTTGATAGAAAAGATACAGATGTAATACTAATGCATCATTGGAGTGAAGATACATTTGATAAACACAGAGAAATGTTTAACAGTTTATTAACTTATTGGAAGCTGGTAAAAAATTATGATTCAGCAGAGCAAAAAGCAGAAGCTTAATAAAAAAATATACGATCTAACTATAGAGTGGTTAGACAGTATACTTCCTGATGGAGAGGTAACTGAAGCAGTTATGCAGAAGATGATACCCAAAGAAAGATATTTCTTTTCACAAGGACAAATTAGATTAAATGCTTATACTTATAAGTGGTTTAAAAAACGTGTAAAGAAAGCATCTAGATTAAAAAGTATTGAAGAAGTTACACTACAAGATATAGAAAATGCGTAAGAAAAGAGTTAAAAGACCTATAGAAAAGGATGTTCCTGAAGGTTATGATTCTAAATGGGAGGCAGCACTACACAAAAGATTATTAGATTCCTGGGACTTACATACACAAGAAGTCCCTTACATAGTAGAGCATAAGTATAATCCAGACTTTGTAAAGGTTATTAATGGAAAGACAATCCTAGTAGAAGCTAAAGGCAGATTTTGGGATTATCAAGAATATAATAAATATATATGGATAAAGAAAGCTTTACCAAAAGATTATGAGTTAGTGTTTTTATTTGCCTCTCCTTCTGCTCCGATGCCCTATGCTCGTCGCAGAAGGGACGGCACAAAGTTTTCTCATTCTGAATGGGCTGAGAAAAATAAATTTAAATGGTATTCAGAAAAAACATTTCCAGAGGAGTGGATATGAGTATAGATAATGCAACGCCAGCAGAGTGGGATAAGGTTAATAAACTAGGAGAGTCTTATTCAGATTTAATTAATTCTAGTCTTGCAGATAATGTAAATCACCCACCTCATTACAATAAAGGAAGTATAGAATGTATACAGGCAATACAAGCTATGCTTACACCTGATGAGTTTGTAGGATACTTACGTGGTAATTCTTTAAAGTATCGCTGGAGGATGAGGTATAAAAGTAATCCAGTTCAAGATATGGAAAAGGCTGAGTGGTATGAAAAGAAGCTAAAACAGTTTTGGCTGGAGAATCGGGATGACTTGGGATAGAAAGTCTGAAAGACGTAACAGCTTTGAAAAGAAACGTAGAAGTAAAAATAAAAGTTTAAATAAACGTAGACGAAAGGAAAAGGCTATAGAGAAGGATGATATAAATGACATTAGAAATTACCGTTGATTACGAAAAAGAAAAGCTACTTAATGATTTTAGTTTAAATACAATTAAAGATAGGTATTTGTGGAATGATGAAAAATATGCTCAAGACGCTTATAAAAGAGCTTCTATATTTGGTGCTACTTACAAAGGAAATGTTGACACAGATTTGGCGCAAAGGCTTTACGACTATAGCAGTAGTAATTGGTTTATGTTCAGCACTCCTATACTTTCTAACGGGGGAACTACTAGGGGTATGCCTATTAGTTGCTTCCTCAATTACGTGCCTGATTCGCGACACGGTTTATCTGCTCACTATGATGAGAACATTTGGCTCTCAAGCAGTGGTGGAGGAATTGGAGGATATTGGGGAAAAATTAGGTCTAATGGTACTGCAACTACTAACGGTAGTCGTTCTTCTGGATCTATACCTTTCATGCATGTCGTAGATTCTCAGATGCTAGCGTTCAACCAGGGCGTTACCAGAAGAGGATCATATGCAGCATACATGGATATATCTCATCCAGAAATAGAAGAGTTTATTAATATGCGTAAACCTACAGGTGGAGATTTAAATAGAAAATGTTTGAATCTCCATAATGGAGTAAACATAACTAATAAGTTTTTAGAAGCTGTAGAAAATAATTCTTTTTGGGATTTAATAGATCCTAATACACTTAATATAGTTAAGACAGTAAAAGCAAGATCATTGTGGTTTCAACTATTGCAGGTTAGATCTGAAACAGGAGAGCCTTATTTAGTTAACATAGATAACTGTAATGATGCTATGCCTGAAGAACAAAAGAAACTAGGATTGCGTATAAATCAAAGTAACCTTTGTTCAGAGATTACACTACCTACAGACGAAGAACGTACAGCAGTATGTTGTTTATCTAGCGTAAACCTAGAGTACTTTGATGAATGGAAAGATCACCCACTGTTTATTAAAGATATAGTAACTATGTTAGATAATGTATTAGAAACATTTATTGATAATGTAGCTAACTTAAAAGGGGTCAATAATAAAATAGAATCATACACGGAGTTTTTAGATTATGTTAAAGTGGATAAAGAAGGTTATGCAAAAGCCGCTTATTCAGCGTATAGAGAACGCGCAGTTGGACTTGGAGCGATGGGGTTTCACTCTTTTTTACAACGTAACTCAATTAGTTTTGAGGGAATATACGCCACCTCCTTCAATAACAGATGTTTTAAATACATCAAAGAGCAAGCAGATGAGACTTCTAGGACATTGGCTAGCGTTCGCGGTGAGGCTCCTGATATGGATGGTAGTGGGAGGCGCAATGCTTGTCTGCTTGCTGTTGCCCCTAACGCTTCTAGCAGTATTATATGCGGTGGAACTAGCCCTTCGATTGAGCCTATTAGGGCTAACATATATACGCACAAAACTTTAACAGGATCTTATAAAGTAAAAAATAAATACTTAGAAAAGTTACTTGAAGAAAAAGGAATTAATACTAAAGAAACCTGGCAAGAGATTGCAGCTAATGAAGGATCTGTTCAAACATTAAAATATTTAAATGATGATGAAAAAGAAATATTTAAAACAGCACCAGAAATAAATCAAATATGGATTATAGAACACGCATACAAACGTCAAGAGTTTATATGTCAGGCTCAGTCTGTTAATCTATTCTTTACTTTACCAAAAGCTACTGAGCCACAAGAAGTACACGATGAATATATGCAGTATGTAAATGATGTTCATTGGTACGGTATGAATAGATTGAAGTCACTATATTACTTCAGGTCCAATGCTGCTAGAAATGC